TCGGTTTTGATTACCATCGGTTTGACCAGCATGTCAACTCTTCTCTACTTGAGTTCGAGCATTCGTTTTATAATGCTATCTTCCACGACCCCCTCCTGGCCCAGTTGCTCGATTGGCAGCTTGAGACTGATGGTTTCGCTCGTTGTTCTGATGGAAGTGTCAGATACAAGGTCAAAGGGCGACGCTGTTCCGGCGATATGAATACCGGAGAGGGTAACATCATCATCTGTTGTAGTATATTGATCTCATTTTTAAAATCAGTGGGGCTGTTTGGCCTCGTTGAGGTGGTCAATGATGGTGATGATTGTGTCATTTTGTGTGAGGCGGAGGATGTTGCCTTGGTTAACACCTTCCCTGATTTTGTTCATGATCTGGGTCTCATCGTTAGAGTTGAGCCTGTAGTTTCTGTGTTTGAGGAGATAGAGTTTTGCCAGGCCCACCCGATTTTTGTCGGGGGTCGGCCTATCATGTGTCGCAATCCACATGTTGTCTTGGCGAAAGATCTTCTGGTTGTTAAGCCTCTTAACAACCGCTCTGATTGGGCATTCCACTGTGTAGCCATCGGAGAGTGTGGTCTAGCACTCGCTGGTGACGTGCCCATCTTCAACCAATTCTACTCCAAACTCGCTTCTGTGCCAACTACCCGCACCACAGCTCGTAGATTGAAGGAGAAGCGTCCTGAGTCTGGTATGGATTTTCTTTCATTGCGCATGAGTAAGAAATTCCAAGAGCCATCTGATGATGATCGACTATCGTTCTTCCGTGCATTCGGTATCGTTCCACAAGTCCAAGTCAGTGTTGAGTTAGCTATAAAGAACTCGACTCTTGAGTGGGATGAGCCCCAGTTCGTGCAGGAGTTTACGTCGATGTTCCCAATGCTTTAGGAGGCATGGTGGACCCCCTGTTGTTCTAATTCGTCTGTTGTTGACTTCTTCGTGCATGTAGTCCCGAGCATAGTTCTTGTGATGAAGCCTCTTCGAGATACGACGGTTACCCTGAGTAAGTAGGTCAGCCCATCAAATGATAAGACTTTGATGATGGCGGCATGTAATACCCAATCTTGGTAGGCGTCGGGCCACCTCACTTGGCGGAAACGTGAAATCGCTCGAGTTCAACTGAATTAGTAGACAGCGTGTTGTAAGCACGATAAATATTTTCCCGCTCACATAACAGATAAAAGCACCCATGTTTAGACCTTAAACTCTGGTAGCGTTAACGGCTACACATCTCGCTGAATACATAAAGCTGGGTGGAGAGTGCTAAGTCGTCAGATCTGGTCGGGGTTGGAGACGGCCCTGGACTGGTGTCCTGTCGTAAACGCCTAGAGACTGCAATGGTTACA